TTCGCTAAAGTAATAATGGCTCGTCCTAAACTAAAGGCTGGAGAAAAAGGCCGTTATCACGTATCCCGACTAGAAAAAGAAAAGGTAAATGCACGTAAGTCACTAAAAGCGAGTACCAGTAAACAACAAAGAGATCTAAAAAGACTCGACAAAGCAAAAGAAAAGCAAAAAAACTCTAAGCAGGGGTTAAAACTAGCAGGAAGCGGTGGTACAACTACTGAAGATTTTGTAAAAACACTTCCTAAAGACATACGAGACTCGATAAAAGACAACACAGAAGTCATCTTCACACCTAACGAGGGTCCACAAGTTGACTTCCTAGCAGCTCCAGAGAAAGAAGTACTATATGGAGGAGCTGCAGGTGGAGGAAAGTCCTTCGCTATGTTGGTAGATCTACTACGTTACGCTGGAAACGGCAACCACAGAGCCTTATTGTTACGTAGAACACTGTCAGAGTTGACAGAACTAATAGATCAGTCAAGAAAGTTGTATCCAAAGGCGTTTCCAGGTGCAATCTTTCGAGAATCCAAGAATACTTGGTCTTTTCCAAGCGGTGCAACAGCGTTATTCAGTTATGTAGATAAAGATAGTGACGTTACACGCTACCAAGGACAAAGTTTTACATGGATAGGTGTAGATGAGCTTGGACAGTATCCTACTCCTTATGTTTGGAACTACTTACGGTCACGACTTAGGACAACAGACCCGAACATAGAAACATATATGAGAGCATCTGCAAATCCTGGAGGTATAGGGGGTTGGTGGATCAAGAAAATGTTTATAGACCCTGCAGTTCCTAACGAACCATACTGGGCTACAGACATAGACACTAAAAAGATACTAAAATATGGCCCTAATCATCCGTTACATGCTAACAAACCACTATATCAACGTAGGTTTATACCTGCAAGACTGACGGATAATCCATATTTGATGGAAAGTGGTGAATATGAAGCAATGCTTCTTTCACTGCCAGAAATAGAACGTAGGAGGTTACTAGAAGGTGATTGGGATGTTGCAGATGGAGCAGCTTTTTCAGAATTTGAAAGATCCAAGCACGTTGTTGAACCGTTTGAAGTTCCATATAACTGGCCTAGAATACGAGCAGCTGACTATGGCTACGCTGCTCCTAGTTGCGTACTTTGGGGTGCTGTAGATTGGGACGGAACGATATGGATATATCGAGAACTCTACGCATCAGGCTACACAGGAGAAAGATTAGCACAAGTAATTACTGCACTAGAGGTTGATGATCCTACAATACAGTTATCAGTCCTAGATGGAGCGTGTTGGTCTAAACATGGTACAGGACCCAGTATAGCAGAGTCCCTTATTAGAAACGGAGTGCGTTTTATACCAGCCGATAAGCACAGAATAGCAGGTAAGATAGAATTACACCGAAGATTAGCTATAAACGAACGTACAGATGAACCTAAACTCAAGATGTTTGCAACCTGTACGAATCTAGTACGAACACTACCCACAATTCCGTTGTCGAAGACAAACAGTGAAGATGTGGACACAAAAGCAGAAGATCACGCTTACGATGCACTTAGATACATGTGTATGACAAGACCAACAGGTTTACCACAACACAACCTGTTCAACCAGATCAAAAGAGATACATTTCAACCAGCAGACAGCGTATTTGGTTACTAGATAATGGCAGAAGATCAAGGTTTTATAAATTTTACGTTTAAAAATATTGCCGATAAAAATATAACTATCGCTGATTTTTTTACCTATGCTGATGAGTATGCAGAAAAAACACATATGGGTAAAGATAAGTATAATAAAAAAGCACCAGCAATTTTAAAAGCATTTGAAAGTGTAGAGGGTCTAGATCCCTACGCTACAAACTATTACAACTACCTAACTATTGAGAATGCAAAAAATCTTATGTTGTCGGAAAAATCAACGGCAACCACATTTAAAAATATAACAACATTAGAAAATGTAGTACAAAACGCTTACACTGCTCAAGGTGGTACGTCTTTTGGTTCTTACCCATTTACGTTTATAGAGGGTAAAAGAATGGGTGGTGCAGGTGTAAAAGCTAACCAACTAGGTCTTTCTCATCTAGTTCCTGCAAGTGAGCTAGGAAATCCTGAAACAAGTTCTGCTTACGCTGACAGAAAACTTAAAAACGGCAACGTAGTTAAAATAAGAATATCTGAACAAACAAGAGGCACAAAAGCTATAATTGGAGACTTGCCTACAGCCTCTACTCTTGGACAGATAATGAAGAAGTATGTTTCCAACATAGATGACGTTGATGTAAGAGAAGCCGTACTATTCAATTTGTTAATTCCTTACAGACCTGGAGAAGTTGCAGGTTTAACTTATGATGATATAAATTTTGACACAGGAGTTATTAGAGAATATAGCAGACCTAATAAATTACGACAAGAAATAAAGTTATCTAAGGTTGCGTTAGAGCTACTAAAGAAGAGAAGAGACTTAGTAGTATCTGAGATTAAAAATCAAAAGATAAACGATCCTGATATTGAAAAAGAAGCAATCGACAGAGCATTATCAGGTAAGTCTGTATTTGACAAAGAAGAAAATCCTACAAAGTTTGTTGCTAAAATGACAAAGACAACAACAAACAAAGGAGCAAACAGTTTAGTATCTTTGTTTAAACCTTATGAGAAAGATTTAAAGAATCAAGAATTACGAGGTTCAAAGTATATACGTAAACTTTCAGCATCTATACTTGCATCTACCTTAGAAGCAGCAAAACTTCCAACTGGTGTTGTTACTAAATTACTAGGTCACGTTGACAGAGATGCTTCTGTTGGTGAAATAGTAGAAACAATGAATAAGATGACTTCTACTAGCTATGTTGTAGCAAGATTAAAAACTGAGGGCGGTGTTAGGTCAACAATGCAAACCGCACTTGATATACTGGAAGGTGTTGTAGGTTCTAGTGCAGGTGCGTTAAACGTAAATACAATAGCACCTGTGTTTAATGTTGAGATACCAACTTTAGATTTAGATACAGAAGGAGCAACTGTAATTCCGTTTCCAGAGTTAGGGGAATCACAAACACCAGATGCAGAACCACCAAGACCGCCCACCAAGTTTGAAAGAGAATATTCAGAACAAATTGTAAAACAAAACATAGCGTCTTCTAGACTTGAAGTTGCAGAAACAGACTTTAAAACTGCAGAAACACAAAGAAAGACTGTAGAAGCACAAAAAGGATTAGCAGAAACACAGGTAGAAATAGCAAGAAAAGATGCAGAGGCTGCTTCAGAGGTAGAACAACTTAAAATAGATGCAGAACGAAAAAGAAAAGAAGTAAGAGACGCTAATAAACCTCCTCCTGCAAAAACTCTTGCTGAAAAATACGGCATAGACGTATCAAAAGATGAGGATATGTTTACATTTTTTAAAAACCTAGACACTAAAAAAACACTTACGGGTCTAGCTGTAGGAACTGCAAGTCTTCTTGCTAAACCGCCAGTTGTAAAGGCTGCAGAGTTAGCAATAGATACTGCAGAATTTGCATTGGCACCTTCACCTGCAGGAGAAACACCGTTAAAAGACGCATCAGAAGAAGAGTTAATGAGAATGATGCAAGAAGGTGTTCCACAAGCAGGACAAAGTTCTACGTATATAGACTCAACTTCTCCGCAAGACAGAGAAGAAGCAGTTCAAGACGAAGCAATGTCTAGATACGAAGAACAACAAGAATCTTTTGCAAAAATGAGAGATACAAAAAGAAGAGAAGCACGACAACAAGGACTATCCGACCAAGATAAGTTCGTACCTAAAAGATCTGGTTTTCTTGACGAGTACGAAGCTTATTTTGAATTTTAACTATTACTACTACTATTACAAAAACGAGAGGAACTAAAATGCCATACGGTAATCCACAAGCATATAAATCTGGCTACATAATGGGTCAGATGAGTAAACATGGTGAAATGTCTGATGCAAACGAAAGCCAACTCTATCGTGAGAAGCTTGAGTTTACAACTAAGACTGATCAAGGTGTACTTATAGAAGCAGTACCTTCTGAAAGCGGAAGCAAGCATATGGGTCAAGCATCTATGATTATGTCTGCAGACAAACAACAAGGCATCAATTCACCAGAACCAAAGTAAAGTTATATGGCTGATCAATCATTTTTAGATGATGCGGAAGAAAACGAAGACGATACAGAAGGTCTTATAGATCTTGATGGTGATCGTGAAAACTTTAACAGCATAATAGGCACTGTTAAGGCTAGGTTTTCTAATGCGGAAACAGGACGTAGAAACGATGAAACACGATGGTTAAAGTCGTACAAAAACTATCGTGGAATATACGACTCAACAACGCAGTATCGTGATAACGAGCGTAGTCAAGTCTTCATCAAAGTTACTAAGACTAAAGTTTTAGCAGCCTATGGTCAGATAATAGACATATTGTTTGCTAACAATAAGTTTCCTATTTCTGTTGAATCTACACCTATGCCTGAAGGGATTGATGAGTTTGCACACTTATCTCAAGTACCTGTATCTGAAAACACATCTCCTGTAGGTTTTGAAGGAGATGGTCAAGAACTACTTCCAGGTGCAATGCAAGCTACTCCTATGCGACAACAACAGCAAGGACCTACAGCAGCTAACCTTGGAGGTCTTGCAGATAAGTATCAAGGAGCCAACTTAGCTTCTGGTCCAGCTAATATGGGAGAACCACAAATAAGCCCAGCTGCAGAAGCAGCGAGAGTAATGGAGAAATGTATACAGGATCAATTACTGGATACTAATGCTGTTACTGTGTTACGTCACGCTATTTTTGAGTGTTCTTTGCTTGGAACAGGTATTATTAAAGGTCCATTTAACTACAACAAGA